AGGATGTGGGTCTCCGAGTGGGTCGCGGCCGGCGTCTCCCACTGTGGGATCCCGAGCGCCGTGTCGACTGTCAGGACGGTGTTGTCGGCGCCGAGGATGAGCTTCGACAGCACGTTCGTCGCCGACGCGTACAGGACGTCACCCTTCGTGTAGGTCCCGATGTTCGTGCCGCCCCGTGCGATCTGTAGAAGCCCGCTCGTAATATCCGTGCCCGCGTCGTGCGCGTGACCGATAGTCGAGACCCCGACCCCCCCTTGAGTCAGGAGCGTCGATGCGTTTAGCGTGCCGGTGACGTCGACGGTCACGCCCGGGACAGTATTGAAGAGCCCGATTCGCCCGTTCGCGTAGTCGAAGTTCAGAAACGTTTTCGCCGCCGTTCCGTCCCAGCCGACGAGTTGGTGAATCCCGGTGGAGATCCGCTTGTTGAGGAGCGACCAGTTCGTCGTACTTTGGGCGCCAGACCACCGCCACCGGCTTATAATTTGATCGGTGCTGATCGTGCCGACCGTGAACGACTTCTCCCCTGTGATGTCTTGCGTCGTGTCGGTATAGACCACCGTCCCCGGGAGCCGCGCCGCGGCGAACGTACCGGTCGTCACCTTGGAGGCGTCCAGGCTCGGGACGTCAGCCGCGACGATGGAGCCCCACGTGTTGGCGCCGGTCCGCGCTACGAGGAACGAGTCGTTTGGCCCGAGAGCGACGTCCGTAATCGGGAGCGTCCCGGTGTGCGGCCCTGACGTCCCCAGGATGTGGGTCTCCGAGTGGGTCGCGGCCGGTGTCTCCCACTGTGGGATCCCGAGCGCCGTGTCGACTGTCAGGACGGTGTTGTCGGCGCCGAGGATGAGCTTCGACAGCACGTTCGTCGCCGACGCGTACAGGACGTCACCCTTCGTGTAGGTCCCGATGTTCGTGCCGCCCCGTGCGATCGCGAGCGTCCCCGTCGCGATCTTGGACGCGTCGAGTGACGGGATGCGCGCCGCAGCGAACGTACCGGTCGTCACCTTGGAGGCGTCGAGTGACGGGATGCGCGCCGCGGCGAACGTGCCGGTCGTCACCTTGGAGGCGTCCAGGCTCGGGACGTCAGCCGCGACGATGGAGCCCCACGTGTTGGCGCCGGTCCGCGCTACGAGGAACGAGTCGTTCGGCCCGAGAGCGACGTCCGTAATCGGGAGCGTCCCGGTGTGCGGCCCTGACGTCCCCAGGATGTGCGCCGCCGGCGTCGCCGTCGCGGCCCGCCACTCTGGGACGCCGCTCACTCCGTCCCATGCGACCACCCACCCGTCCGCAATTCCGACCGGGACGTCAATGTTCGCCCAGCCGCTCCCGTCGATCGAGTAGGGGATCGACCCCTGTTCGTCCGGGACGAAGATGTCTTCGAGGACGGCGCCCGTCTTGTCGATCTTCGCCCAGGCTAAAGCGGCGGCAGCGTCGACGTGGACGTTCGCGATCTTCTCGTAGGCGGGAACGGTCGCGACACCCTTCGAGACCATCACCGACCCTACCGCGACAGCGGCGATCGGGTCCATGACGTCCGTCGAGGAGGTGTACCGGAGGAGGTCCCCTTCGGTCAGGCCGCCGGCCCGTCCCGTCCCGCCCTGATCGACCGGGATGATCGCCCCAGAGACCGGCAGACCAGACCCTTCCGGCAAGAGGTCCGGGAGCTGGCCGGGGACGATCCCGTCCGCTGTCCAGGCCGTCCAGGCGCCGACATCAAACCCCCCTCCGGCCGGGTGCCGGGTCCGGAACCAGTGCTCGGTCCCATCAGACGGCGCCACAAGGACAAAGGTCGTGACGTTCGGGTCGAGGAAGACCGTCGTCGTGCTCGCTGGAGGGCCTGGAGTCGGGTCGGACGTCGTCCACTCGAGTTCCGTCCGGAGCTTCGGGTCGCCCGGGAAGACCTCGACGTAGATCCCGGTCAGACTGACGACGTCGTCGAGTGGCATGTTATCCGGAGATCAGGATGCTAGGGACGAGCATCGAGGGCGCGGCGCTCGCGCTCCCGGTCGTCACGACGTTGAGGACGGTCGCTTCTGCGGAGAAACTCCCCTCGGGGCCGACATACCGAACGCCGACGTCATACCCGGTCGAGAGAGCGAGCTCTGTCGTCTTGTCGATGTCCGTGTATCTAACCCAGTATTCGGTTGACCCGGGCTCGATCTGGTCGAGTAATACCCGTCCGACCCCCGTGAGTGCAAGCAGGATTTGCGGCGCCGCCGCGGTCTCCACATTGACCCACGAGAATAGGAACTCCCGCCCGCCGATGTTGCTCGCCTGTGGCGAGGTCGGCGTCAGGTAGGCCGCAGTCGTCACCGCCCCCGCGTAGACCCAGGCGCTCGGGCGCCGGAGGTTCCGGAGGGAGCTCGGTATGGATCGCCCGCGGACGTGGATCTTCGTGTTCACCTGGAGGTGGCGGATCGTCGTCGCCCCGCTCGCGATAGTCCCGAAGATCCAGGCCGCGTCGGTCTCAGCGGGCTCGCCGCCGGATTTCGCCGCGTAGTGGATCTCGACGAGGTCGGAGTCTGAGTTCAACGTGACCGACTGGTTCACCTCGTGGAGCGTGTCCGTCCCGAGGGTCGGCGTCCCGAGAACCGGGACACCGGCGGCGACGTTGATCCCGAGGTCGACCCCCGCGAGCCGGACGAGGAGGTGCTCCTCCGTCCGTTCTTCTACTTGCATCAGCCGCGGCCCGCCACGGAGGAAGCTCGTCGGATCCGGGATCTCGTCCACGTCCACGACGACGAAGTGCCCCGGGATCACCGCCTCGATCGCGGCGGACCGCCTGACGGTCAGCTCGAGCGAGTCGCGACCTTTCCCGAACGCCTGGTTCAGTTGGCCCATGCGCCCGAGGAGCCGGTTCTGGATCGCCCTCGAGCCCGCGTTCCCTTCGACGATCTCGTTGACGCGCGCCCGGAACCCGAGCCCCGTGAAGTTGACCGGCTCCTGCTCGCCCAGATCCGCGATCGCGGTCTCGTCGATCGTCTCGAGTTTGTGCTCCTGCTCGAGCCAGCCGCCGACCGGGAGGTCTGGCGTGTCGTCGTCGAGCCGTTGTCCGAGTCCGAGTCCCTTGAGGGCGACCTTCGCCTCGGAGTAGTGGGTCGCCACGACCCACGCGGCTGAATCTTCTCCGGTCGCGGTGCGGGTCGGCGGGTTCCCCGCGGCGATGTCCGCGTTCGTGATCGTCGTCTGGACGGAGACCGAACTCCGGAGCCGGAGGTCGATCAGCTCGAGCTCGCCCGCGTAGTTGATCCGGAACCCGAGCCCCGCGGGCCCGGAGATGTTGTCCTCGATCCACTCGAACCCCTCCGCCTCTTCCCGGACCTGGAACCGCAAGAGTCCCCAGCTCGGATCCCCCGTGAAGGCGGTCATCGTCCCGTAAGGGATCGTGACGAGCGGCGTCCCGTCCGTCTTCCGCGGACCGAAGAAGCCGTCGGCAATGTCGAGGATCAGATCGGCCGGGTGGACGTTCTGGATGAAGAGCGGCGTGTCGTCGCCGATCGGGCCGTGATACCGGAGCGCGACTTCGCACGCCTCGTCTCCGGCTGGGAGCGCCCGGTACTCGGGGATCGAGGAATCGAGGAGCTCAACCGTGATCGAGTGCATCCGCCGGAGATCGTGCTTTGACTTCCACCGGAGCCAGTTCATCCGGAAGTCGCCCTTCGAACCACCACCGACGAGCGAATACTCGACCCGGACGTTGTCGCTCTCGACCTCGAAGACTGTATAAGACTGGTAGTTGAGCTGCTCTGACTGGTCGTCGAGCCAGGCGAGGACGATGTTGTCGACCCGCTCGATCGCGGCGTCCGTCAACGTGATCCGCTTCTCCGAGAGGTCGAAGTTCCCCGCGAGCCGCGCCGTCGCCGCGACATCCGCATAGGCGACCGGGACGCCGACCGGCAGGATGTACGGGAGCGCCGCGTAGGAGGCGACGGAGGCGTGCGGCGGGAGCTGGAAGAGCCGGAACCGGAGGTCCGCCTCGATCCCGCGGATCTCGAGCCGGACCATTACCCGGTCGTCCGTCACGCCCCAGGTGAAGATCCGGCCCGTGAAGAAGTCCGTCCACGATCCGCCCGTATCAAGGAGCTCCTCGATGAGGACCTTACAGCCCTTGAGCCGATCGAGCCCTTCTGCGTTGCCGGCGAAGGCGGTCACCCAGCGCGAGAGGTTCCCGGAGACCTTGATGTCCCCGAGGTCAACCTCGAGCTGCCCGACGTCGCCGCGGCCCGTGATCACGTTGATAATCCCGCGCCGGCCGCTCGGGAGCTGCATGTACGGCTGGAACCCCGTGATCCCCGTCCGGGTCGCGACCTTGAAGTTGTCCGAGTGTGGCGCGCCGGCCGCCGGCGTCATCACCACCGTCTCCGCCGGATCCTCCGATCGCGGCTTGAAGACGGTCATCCGATAGCTCGGGCTCGCCATCTAGTAGCCCGCGTAGGCCGTACCAGCGACCGACTGGATCTGGAGCGTGAAGACCCGCGTCCCGTCGCGCTCGGGCCGGACGTCCTGGCTCCAGGGCTCGATTAGATAGGAGTCGTACTTCGTCCCGATCGCCTTGTTCGGATACCAGTCGAAGGAGTTCGGGTAGTCGCGCGCCCACGCGAGGAACGCCCGGAACCCTGTCGCAGCGTCCCAGAGCGCCGTCGAGACCCAGCGCACCCGGCCCGAGAGGTAGAAGTTCTCCCCCGTCAGCCAGGCGTCGCGCGTGCCCGAGTCGAGTTCGACCCGCTCAGACCCGTCGCGCGGCGCGCTCCAGGAGACGGGCCCGTCGAGCGAGTAGGTGAAGGTCAACGTGTTCGCGTTCCAGACGATCTTCGGGACGGTGAGCCAGGGCATCTTAGACCCTCCGGTTCCGCCGGCGGGACGCCTTCGCGATCCGGCGCTTCGACTTGGACGCTTTCCGCTTCCCGATGACGGGCGGCGGTGGCTTGCGACTCGGCCACGGAGGGCCGAAGTAGTCGAACGGCATCAGCCGGTCGTCTTCCGGCGGACCATCCCCGGGTTCCCCTTCGAGAACTGATCGAGGGCCCGCTCGAACCGCTTCACGAGGTTCGGGTCCCCCATGTCGAGCACGCCGCCTTCGATCAGGACGGTGGGATGCTGGCGCGCCGGTAGGGGTGGCAAGCCCTTGTCTAGGTCGGCGATCTGGGGCGATTCTGGGGCGCCTGGCGCCGCTTCTGCAAGCCCTTGCCTAGTCGCCACGGCCCCCGCGCCGAGGCCCAATACGCCGAGGAACTTTCTCCGCTGCATCTACCCTCTCCCGCGTCGAATGATGACCCGGCGCCCGTCGAGGTCGCTCAAGGCGTTCTCGAGCTGCCGCGCCTGGTTCGGGTCGTTCATGTTCAGGATCCCGCCCTTGATGATAATCGTCGCCGCTCCACGGTCCGCCGCCCCGCGGAGGTCTTCCTGGGAGGACTCCGTCGAGAAGGAACCGCCACCGCCGGAGCCCCCGCCGGAGGAGCCACCGCCACCCAGGCCGCCCAGCACGCCCGCGAGGGCGAACATCGCCGTCGCCGCGGCCGTCAGACCGGCGCCTCGAGCGAAGTCCAGCACCGCGAACGCCGCGATCGCCTTCGCGAGGAAGAACTCCCCGAACCCCTGCGCGACGGCCCCGAGGGCCCCGAGCATCGCGTCCCGGAAGGCGGCGCCGGCGGCCTTCGACCCGTCCGTCAGGGCCTTGAACGCCCCGGACACGGCGGTCCCGAACCCGCGGAACGCCTTCGTGATCGAGTTCGCGAGCACGTTCGCCAGGTCCCCAGCGCCGGCGGCCATCCCGACGAGGTTCGCCCGGAGCTGGTCGCTGAACGTCACCGCCGGCGCGCCGATCACTTCCATCGCGACACCGAGCTCCTCCATGATCGCCCGGGTATCCTCGAGCGGGAGCCCGAGCCCCGCGACCGCTTGCGCCGTCGCGACCAGGGCCGCCCGGCCATCCTCCCGGGCGGCGGTGAGGGCGCGCTGAGCCTCCGCCTGCGCCTTCGGGTCGCCAGCCAAGACGGCGGCGCGCTCGAGGTCGGCGATCTCGAGGAGCTGGTCCCGGATCCGCGGCATGTCGAACTCGAACCCGACGGTCTGGAGCTGCGTCGCGATCTCGGCCTCCCGGACGAAGGCGAGCACCGAGTCCCGATCCAGCTCGACCGGGATCTCGAGGCCGGCCTGCGAGGCGATCTTCACGAGCTCGGCGTACTGCGCCCGGAGGGCTTCGGCCGGCACGTTCAGCGAGCGGAGGACGTTCCGCTGCGTGATGAGCTTCGCCTTGAGGTCGTCCTGGACGCGGATGAAGGCCCGCCCGAGCGCGACCTGCTCCTCCTGGTCCTCGGTGAGCGAGATCTGCGCCTGGATGTCGGCCAGCCGCGCGAGCCCGTCCCGGACGGCCCGCTGCGTCTTCGGGAGCTGGAGCTGCGCCGCCAGCGCGGCGTCGATGTCGGTCTCGAGTTCCGGCTGGAGCCGGACGATCGCCGCCAGGTCCTCGAGCGGTGTCAGGTCCAGCGTCGGCGCGATGTCCTGGAGCTTCGTCTTGAGCTCGTCCAGGTTCGCAAGGTCGATCGTCAGCGACTCCCTCGAGATCACCTGGAGGACCTCCTCGAGGGCCTTCGGGGAGATCGTCGGGATCAGGACCGCTTCGATGTCGTCCAGCACGTCGAGGTCGAACTCCCGGAGCTCCGGATCCGTGAGCGCCTCCACCGTCGCCCGGAGCTGATCGAGGTCGTGGAGGTTGAGCGTGATCCCCTGCTCCTCGAGGAAGGCGACGAGCGCCTGGACCTCACCCGAGTCCACCTTCGCCCGGATCAAGGGCTCCAGCGCCTCGAGGCGAGAGAGGTCGAAGTCTGGAGCGATCCGCGAGAGCTCCGACCGGACGCGGTCGATGTTCGTCAAGTCGATCGTGACGCCGAGCTTCTGGAGGTCCTCGAGCACGCGCGAGAGGACGTCGGCGTCGACCCGGACGACCGTCGTCTCGAGAAGCTCCAGCCGATCGAGGTCGAACTCCGGCTTCACCTCGGCGACCTGCCGCTTCACCTCGGCCAAGTTCTCGAGGTCGAGCGTGATCCCCAGCTCCTCGAGCTCCGCCCGGACCCGCGCGAGGTCGGATTCGTCGACCAGGGGCGAGAGGAAGAGGTTCGCGTCCAGTCTCGAGAGGTCGAACTCGGGCTTCACCTCGGCGACCTGCCGCTTCACCTCGGCCAAGTTCTCGAGGTCGAGCGTGATCCCCAGCTCCTCGAGCTCGGCCTCCACTCGATCGAGTTCGGATTCGTCGACCAGGGGCGAGAGGAAGAGGTTCGCGTCCAGTCTCGAGAGGTCGAACTCGGGCTTCACCTCGGCGACCTGCCGCTTCACCTCAGCCAGGTTGTCGAGGTCGAGCGTGATCCCCAGCTCCTCGAGCTCGGCCTCCACCCGGTCGAGTTCCCGTCGGTCCATCAGCGGCTTGAGAAAGAGGTCCGCGTCCAGGCGCTCGAGGTCGAAGTCCGGCTGGATCTCGGCGACCCGCTGGCGAGCCTCCTCGAGGTTGTTCAAGTCGAGCGTGATCCCGAGGTTCGCGAGCTCCGCCCGGACCCGATCGAGCTCGCTCTCGTCCATCAGCGGCTTGAGGAAGAGGTTCGCGTCCAGCCTCGAGAGGTCGAACTCGGGCGCGATCGCGGCCACCTCCCGCCGGACCTCCTCGAGGTTGTTCAGGTCGAGGGTCACGCCGAGCTGGTTCAGATCGGCCCGGAGTTCCTTGAGCCGGCGCTCGTCGAGCCGTGGCCGGAGGAAGAGCACGTCCTCGAGGCCGAACCGCATCGCGTCGCCGATCGCGAGCGCCGCGGCGGTGCCGGCGAGCGCGGCGTCCCGAAGGAAGGCCCCCTCGTCCTTGAGCTTGATCTCGAGCTCGATCGGCCCAGCATCGCGCGCGACCTGCTCCACGTTGGGCGCCACGATCGGCCCCGTCTCGACGTCGAGGACGACCGGCGTCCCTTCCGTGAGCTCCGCGATCCTGCCGGCGCCGTGCGCGATCGCGCGGTTCAGGCCCTCGATCTCGGCGGTGATGTCCTCGATCTCCTGCTTCCGTTTGTCGAACTTGCCGCCGGTCCGCGGATCGAAGAACGCGAAGAACTTCCCGGCCTTCCCCTGCTGGAGGTCGGCGAGCTTCCCCTCGAGCTTCTTGACTTCGGTCCGGTAGCCCTCGGTCCGCTTCGTGAGCTCCTCGGTGTTGTCCCCGAGGGCGTCGAGCGCCGCGATGTTGGGCTGTGCGAAGTTCGCCGCCGGATCGAAGATCCGGACCCACTGGTCCGCCAAGTCCGCCAGCCAGAACGTCGCCTTTAAGAGCGCGCCGCCCATCTCCCCGAGGAAGACGATCACGTTCGAGACGTTCTTCGAGAACTCCTTGATGAGCGCGTCGTTCCGTTTCAGCCACTCGGAGAAGCCGTCGGCCTTCACCTGGAGGATCTTGAACGCCTCCGTCAGCTCCGGGAGGATGATCGTCCCGGTCTCGATCAGGGCCTTGTTGAGCCGGTTCTTCAAGAGCTGGAACTGTGAATTGAACGTCGCGTTGATCTTGTCGAACGCCGACTGGGCGGCGCCCTGCGAGCTCGTCATATTCTTGACTTGCTTCGCGTACTCGGCCGCGCCGGTGCCCGCGAGCACGGCCGCCGCCCGGAAGGACCGAATGTCGGGGACGATCGAGGTCAGGGCGTCGATGTTCCCGCGAGTGGCCGCCTCGAGGTCGCCCATCAGGCCGCCGAGCCCTCGAGTCCGGAGCCCGGTCGAGGACCACTCGATCCCGAGCGCCCGCGCGGCCGCCTGGGCCTCGGCGGTCGGCGTGATGATCGAGAGGAGGATCCGGTTTAGGCTCGTGAAGGTCTCCTCGACCTTCGTCCCGCCCTTCGTCATCGTGGCGACCGCGGCGGCGACCTCCTCGAACGAGATCCCCGCGAGCGAGGCCGACTGCGCGACCGTGCCGATGTTCTGGGCGATCTCGCCGAACGTGACCTTCCCCTGCTTCACCGTCTCGAACATGATGTCCGAGATCTGGGTCGCCTTGTCGGCGCTCTGCTGGTAGGCGTTCAAGACGGTCGTGATCGCGTCGACCGAGGAAAACGTGTCCGTCAGGCCCCCGACGGCCGCCTTCGCGGAGACCTCGAGGACCTTCATCTGGTTCGCGGCGCCCTCGACTCCCGCCGAGAGCACCTGGTAGAGGCCGGCGCCCAGGTCGTCGGCGGTCTTCGGGAGGCGCTTCGTCATGTCGAGGACGGCCGCGGACATCGAGGCGACGGCCGCGGTGGAGTCGCCCCCGATCAGGGTCGCGACCTCCGCCATCGTCGATTGAAACTTCGCCGCCGCCCGGGTCGCGAGGCCGAACGCGCCGACCAGGGTCACCGAAAGGGCGAACGAGAGCCGGCGCACCCAGCGGAGGGCGCCGGAGATCGTGCGACTGGCGAGCGTCTTGAGGTTCGCCCCGAACCCGCGGATCGTCTTCGATGCGAGATCCCGCGCCTTGATCAGGACCGAGACCTTCGCCTCGTTATTTCGCGGCATTAGGTGCCCCTCCCCGGGAACGCCTCGCTCATCCAGCGCTTGAAGGTCTTCCCGGTCCCGGCCTCCTTGCCGCCGAGGGCGTTACCGATCGCGAAGTTCACGGCGTGCCCCATCTCGAGCCGGTTGTAGGCCCGGACGGCGAATTGCGTCTGCCAGTAGAGGAAGAAGAGCTTCCAGGGGATCGCGTTGTCGTCGGTCGGCCATTCGTCTCGCCAAAAGATCCCCGGGTAGAAGTGCCAGAACTGCGCGATCTGGATCGGGAGCGGGAGCCGGTACTTTAGCTCGGAGGGCTCCTCGGACTTCGGGAGCGTTGCCTCGAACTCCCGTTCCCACTCTGTGAGGCCGTCGTCGACCTCACCGTGCCCGGCTTCGATGCTCGGGCTTGGCACTCGAAAAAATCGCGGAACGTCTCCAGGAGCACGCCCGGCGGGAGCGCCATGATCTGCCCCACGATCCGCCGGCCGCCTCCCTTGTACCACGGCCGGCGAAAGATCGCCCGCGCGTAGTCCTCGAAGAGGAGGAAGATCCCCTCCTGGTCGAGCTGCCCCTTCTCGAGCTGCTCGACCTTCTCCTGGAACGGTTGCCACTCGAGGACCGAGAGGATCCGGCCCGAGCGAACCCGCCCGCCGATCTTGACGGACGGACGGGTCAGCGCGGCCGAGTGGGCGTCCGCGTCAAACGGGCTGAGTTGCTTCGGCTTCGCCACGGCCCTCCTAGACTACTCGATCTTCGCGGCAGTCATATCTCCGGCGGCGTCGTAGGTCGTCACGACGACGTCGTGGGTCGCGGCATAGTCGGCGTCGGTCACGCCGGCGTCCGCGTCGAGCTTCGCGTTGACGAGGTTCTGCGCGGCCGCGAGCGCGGCGAGTCCCGTCCGCAGCGCCTCGGCGTCCACGACGAGCGCCGTGATCTGCGCGGCGACCTCTTCCGAGATCTGGCTCCCGATGCCGCTCGCCATCACGCTCTTGATGTTGATCGTTGTCCCTGCCATCTGGTCTATTCTCCAGTGTTAAGTCCGAGTGAGTGGGGGAGCTCGCGACCTCCCCACGCCGGCGCTCTATACCGGGCCCTCCACTGCGTCAGTCGTACACGAGGGTGTAATCGTCGTCCAGTCCACCGGCACTCACCGGGACGCGGCAGGTCAGCGTCCAGAGCGCGACCGGCTCTTCCTCGCCCTCCTCGACGTTGACGATCTGCGCCTGTGGCATGTTGAACGTGAACCGCTCAAACTGCCCGGGACCTCCAGAGAGGCCGACGGTGAAGCTGATCACCATCTGGGTCGCGGCATCCCAGAGCGTGTAGGGGTTGAAGCCCGAGAGGGCGGTCTTCTCCATCTCGATGACGAGTTCCGGCCCACGACGGCCGACGGCAGCGCCGGCGAACCCGTCGGTCGCGTTCAAGTCGCCACGCGAGAGGAGTCCGAGGTTTTTGGAGAAGGCCACCCGGCGGATGACCCCGGTCGTGAAGGCGTTGATCGAGAACGAGATATTCTGGGCGCGCGGCGCGAGGGCGGTCGGGTACGTGATCGTCGGCACCGCAATATCCGTCGGGAGTGTCCCGATCCCGCGGATCGCGAACTCCGCGACCGCGAAGCTCGATCCCGAGACGTCGATCTCGAACGAGAAATCGCTATACACACCAGCGACCGGCCACTTCTGGCCGTCCCCGTAAAAGATGAAGCTCCCGCTCTCGAGGCTCGCCGGATCCGAGATCGGTGCGTAGGTCACCGACTCCGAGCCCGGAGTCGCGTCAACCGTCGACGAGTGTCCGGAACAACGGAGGAGTTCGTCGTTCCGGGTCCGGTTCGCCGCCGCGTAGGCGTCACCTACGTCCGACCCGCCCATCTCCATCCGGAGGGTCGCCTGGGCCTCAAGGCCGGTCGGCGCCATGTTGGGCAGTTGGCCGGACGTCCCGATCCCGAGGGACCGTTCGCCACTTTGGAGGTACGAGATTTGTAAGTCGGCCTTCTCCGACAAGAGCTGCGCGTCCGTCGTATTGCTCGGGGCGGCCGCGTCCCCATAGACCGCCTCTATCTTGCCAGTCGCTCCACGGAGGACCGTGGTCTTCGCTGCTACTCCAGGCATGTTATAGCCTCCTCGACGGGCTCACCCCGTCGTCGCTTTATTGTGGGACTTCTTCGGGTCCTTCCGTTGGTTCCGGCGTCGCCGCCGGCGGTGCTGCACTTCCCTGCTCGGCGACCCAGCCCTCGAGCGCGACGGGATCGTTCGCGATCGTGGCCGGGACCTCGATGACCTGGTCCCCGATCTTGATCCTGAGCATGTTCAAGCCTCCTTCGGTCACGTACTCGGAGCAGACGACCCCGAGACAGTTCAAGGGATCGCCGCCGGGAGCTCGTCCCGGACGAACCACTCGACCAGGAGCGCGCCCGCAATCAGCGGCCCGACCTCGTCGAGCTCCGTCTTCTCGGTCCCACCGAAGAAGAGGGTCTGTACCGAGACGAGCTGGACGTTGTTCTGCACGGCGTCGCCCGAGTGTTTGAGGATCAGGCTCCGGAGCGAGTACATCGCCGCCCGGAGCGTGTCGTAGAGTTGACGGCGCCGTTCGGCATCGTCGGACTCCCCGCTTGCATAGCGGATCGCCGTCCAGACGCGGCCGTCCTCCCGATACGGCGCCGTCGCTTTCGAGCTTGGATCGAGCAGGGTCGGCGCCTCCGTCGTCACCATCAGCACCGGCCAGTCGCGCGGGCGCTCGAGGCGGGCCGCTTCGTCGGAGACGGTCTCCTCGAGGATCCGCTTCACTTCTGGCGGCGGGTGCTCGGTGTCGTCGAGCGGGATGTGCTCGAGCATCACGTTGACCCCGTAGACGTCCGACTGGAGCGCCTTCGTGACGATCCGGAGGGTCTCCTTGATCATCTCCGCCCCTTGAGCGGCGAGCCCGTCTCGATGTACCGCGCGAGAATCTTCGCCCAGACTTGCGTCACGGCGCGCGGCATCGGGTCCGGGATCACTTGCCGTTGTGGCATTGACGCGGTCCCGCTCTGGTGATACTGCGCGTAAGGGACGGCGGTCCCGCGCCGGTAGTCGTCCTTCCCGATCACCCGCACGCTCTCGGGGCCGCGTCCCTTGACGAGGCTCGCCCAGAGCCGGTTCGTGTCGCGAAGGATCCCGCCGCGTCCGCGCCCTACGCTCGCGCGCGCCCGGATCGTCGACGGCCGCAAAGCCGCCCAGAGCGTCCCGCCGAACGCGCCGAGCGAAGCGAACTGGCGCGCGAAGACGGTCGTCACGTGCTTGTCGATCACGACGAACGCCGGCCGGAAGTCCCGGAGCGAGCGCTGGAGCACGTCGAACCGCTGGAGCGCCTCCCGGATGTCGACCGTCACCGAATAGGTCAAAGTTCCTCCTCATATCCCAGCGTGCAGCCGATACACGGCCCGCCTCCGTTCAGCGTGACGAGGCGGGACGGTTGCCCGCACTGCGAGCACGTCTCGGTCGCCTCGATCAGGATCCCCGTCGCGCCGGCGGTCCGGAGGTGGAGGAGCGCCTGCTGAACCTCCTCCGCCTGGTGTTTCCGGGCCCGAATGACGGTCTGGTTCATCGCCCCATGAAGAGCGCGGCCTCGCGCGAGCGGAGGTGGCGGACCCGTTCCCCGATGTTCGGGGCGAGCCGCGCCATCTTTCGCCACGTGATCTGATCCTCGGAGTCCTTACTCCTCGAGAGCCGGTCCCGCTGGAAGAGGTGCTCGGCCTGGGCCGCGATCTCGTACTGGATCGCCTCGAGGGCGCCCGGGAGCGTCACGTCGACGTCGAGCTCGAGGGCTCGTGGGGCGCCGGCGGACTGTTCGACCGCGATCGGGTCGATCGTCAGGATCGACGGCGCGTGCGAGTCTGTGGTGAACGGGACGCGCGGCTTCCTCGATAGGAGGAGCATCACGTCGAACTCCGCCTCCTGGATCGCCCGATCGCGGTCATCCCACGAGAGGAGCTCCTCCGTGAGGCGCTCGGCGTCAGGCTGATAGTCTGGATCGAGCCAGGGCGCCCGGGCGACATAGTCGAACGTCGCCGTCGTGATCGCGGTCACTTGGGCGCGAAGGTAGAGGTCTCGTGGCGCGACCTGTGCGTCCGTGAACGCCACCGGATCGACGCTGACCTCGAGGGTCCCGTCGAACTCGGTCGTCCCGGCTGCGGTCACGCTCTCCCCGTGGACCTTCGTCCAGGTCGAGTCGAGCCCGGTCGGGCTCACCTGGAGCTCGATCGTCAGAGTCCCCGTGATCGCGGAGACGCGGAGCTCCGTCCGCCACCGGACGCGGCCGCCCGTTGGAAAGACTCCGCCGTCGATCACGCCGGCGGTAAGGTCCGTCGTGTCGCGCGCGACCATCGAAAAGAGGATATAACCGGTCCCGAGCATGGGCCTACTTCTTCGGCTTCGCGGCCGACGGCTTCGCGGCCGACTTTACGCTCGGCTTCGCGGCCGGCGTGCCCTCGACGAGGAACGCCTGCGGGTTGGCTTTGAACCGAGCGATCGCCTCCGCGTCGTCGACCTCGGCGACGCCGACCATAATCGGGCCGTCCGATTCGTCAACGTCTGGGAAGATCTCGGAGCGGAGCCGCTTCTGCGGCGTGAACGTGACCCCGGTCAAGAGGTCGCGGTAGTCCGAGTAGTGTCTGATCGTGACCTTCGCCATCGGTGGCCCCTTCTTCCGTAAGTGGTGGACCAGATCCCAGAGACGGGCCCCGGAGGGCCCGTCTCGTGAACGTCCAGCGTCCGGGCTAGGTGAAGTCCCGGATCACGCCGTGATAGAACTCCGAGCGGTAGTCGATCCCGAGTTCCCCGTAGATCTGCATCTTCTCAGCCGACCCGTCCTTATCGAGCGGCTCCGGGAAGAGGGTGCCCTTCCCTGGGATCGGCATGTGGACGAGTTGGCAGAACTGCGGTTGAATCGTGACGAGCTCGAGCGCCGCGACATCCGGCTCCCAGACGAGGTTCATCACGGCCCAGTCGGTGTAAATGGTCCGGACCTGCAAGCCGACGACCGTCCGAGAAACCGGAGGCTGCACGTCCCCGGATCCCTTATAGAGCGCCGCCAGTTTGTTGATCGGGGTCGCGGCCCCGAAGACCCAAATGTCGGCTCCCATCGCGAGCGCGCCACCCTCGACCATACCCTGCAAATGCCCCTCCACCATAGCCTTCGTCAGGGCGCCCGCGGCGCCGTCGGTGTCGTGCGTCGTGATCGCGGTCCGGACGCCGCGCGTCTTCCGCGCCGTGACGTTGTTCGCCGGCGAGGCGTAGCTGCCTCGGAGGGTGGAAAAGTTGATGTCCTGGGCGATTTTTTGGTATTTGAGCCGGAGCTGGAACGGGAACGTCCCCGGGTTCAACAGAGCTCCATCGCCGCCACCGGGCGCCGACGCGATGCCGCTGATCGCCTGTGTGGCTGCGAGGCGGGAGTAGGTGAGTTCGACCGCTTCATGGAAGATCTGAACGATGTTGTCTTCCTGGGCGGTGTCGGTCTCGCTCGCGGTCGGCGAGGCGCCCTCGAGGACCGCCGGCTGGGCGGGGGCTGGGAGCGCGTAATTGACGCCCATCGCGAACTTGGGTTGGCCGGTTGGGCGCGCCGAGGGCATCTGGCCCGCTTCCAACACGAGCCCGTTCAGGGCTCGGAGGAAAGAGTTCGGCTTGTCGGATTTTTGAAACAGGACTCCCAAATAATTCGGGAGGTCATAACTAGTCGCGATGCCCGTGATCTCTGTCATCGTTCCGCTCCTTTACGCGGGACGACGCCAGAGACGCGCCCGCTTGTTATTCGGTTTGTTTTACCGCGCCTTCTCGCGCGGCTTGCTCCATCCCCCCCCAAAACTCCCCCTCGTTGCCCGCCTTGGCGGCCTCCTCGAGGCGTTCCTTGCCCGTCTTTGCGCCTCGGTGGCCTCCCGGTCCTTGATAGCCTGCACCGCGCCCACCATCAGCGCGGAAGAGCACGTCGTGATCGCCGCCGGCCTTGACCTCGACGAGATCCTCTTCGACGGTCCGCCAGGGAGCCTTGTCCTTCCCCGGCTTCCCGGTCGGGAGGAAGTTCGGACGGCCCTCGTCGTCGACGGGCTTCGCCGGATCGACGCAGAACCAACCGTCGTGCTCCTCGTCATAGGCGACCCGCCGTTCGTGGTCCTCCGTCGTTCCGTACATCCCCTTGACGGCCTTCGAGGCTTGCTCATGGACGCCGAGCGCCGTCTGGGCTTCCCCGACGACGGTCCGGAGCTGGAACTGCCGGCCGCGCCTCGAGCCCGCCGCCTGGCGGTCTCGGTCTTCGACTATTGGGTCGAGCTCTTCGGCCTTCCATCTCTTTTTCGCGGCCTCGATTGCCCTCTGAAGCGCCTCCGGGTCGTCCTTCTTGAGCCCCATCAGGGGCGCCAGGACGTCCGCCTTCTCCGTCGCGATCCGTTGGAGGAACTCCTCGTCTTCGAGGAGGTCTTCCGGGGAACGGACTTTCTCGAGCAGATCCTTGAGCCGTTTCGTCTCTTTAGTGTGTCGGAGGATCGGGACATATCCCGCGTTGACATCCTCGACGGTCACCAGACCCTCGGGTAGCGGAACCGTGTGTTCCTTACCGTCGACCGTGACCTTGATCGTCTGCTCGTCTGCCATCAGTTGTCACCTGGGTTTAACGGGGAGTGAGCCCGAGCCCGATCTTGACGGCGATCGGTGAGCCGATCCGGTTGAGGTCGCCACCGGCGGCGGAGGCTAACGAAGCCCCTCTTACGTTGGGTCAAGAATAGTAATGTCGGAGAACTCGCGCAACATCGAGCCGCACGCACAGAGCGAGCGGTGCCGTACCTTCACGCGGAGGCCGGCCTCCGAAGAGACCTCGAGGGCGCCCAGGCGGAGCCGAGTCGTCCCGCACCAAAGGCACCGTTCCCCAGGCTCGAGGTAGACGAGCGTCACGGAGTCACGCCGTCATCGAAGGGCCCCTCCTCCGCCGGATCGAGCTCAAGGACCCGGCCCCCGAACCGCGCCACGGCCGCGCGCGCCCGCGCGTTCAGCGGATCCGGGACATAGCTCAAGGGCTCCGGCTCCCACTCGAGCCCGAACTCCCGGTTCAGGAGGCGCTCGAGTTCGCTCCGGCCCGAGAGCTCGGTCTCGGATACCGTCCAGACGGCCTCGTCGCTGAGCTGGGCCTCGGCGCCCAGGATCTCGATCCGGATCATAACTGCCCCCTCATCACGTTGAAGATGAAGTCGAAGTAGTCGCGGTCGACCTGCGCGAACTTCCAGGGGTCCTCGGCCATGTACTGGAGCCCCATCGACGTGACCTCCGTCGCACCGCCCGAGTAGATCTTCCCGACATACGGGCTCGGGAAGGCGTCGGGCTTCGCGACCTCATTGAACCCATACCCGGAGTTCGGGAAGAGGTTCTTCAGGCGCTTTGCCTGCTCGCCGGCGGTGCGCCTGGCGAGGAAGTCCCGGGCGGCCTGCGCGAGGTCGTCGTTGAAGTGCTCGAGGGCGTGTCCGAACTCGTGGACGACGATCGACTCGCCGCTGGTCGAGTCCATAAACACCTGCCCCTTATACTGGAAGCTCCGCCCGCGGTTGGCCCGACCCGGGAACTTCCCGGTCGACTGGACGCCGAAGTCAGAGGCGACCGTGGTCCGGCCCTTGAACTGGCCGCCGTGGAGCTTCCAGCGCTTCGGGACGAGACCCTGCATCCGCTCGACGCCCGCGGCCCAGATCTTCCGGCGCTTGTGCTTCGGCTGCACGAACCCGCCCCACTCGATCCGATCGTCGACGTCGAGCTCGATCGCGCGGCGCTGCGCGCGGCGCTTGGCCCGCAGGATTCGCCCGTGCCGCTTCGAGACGGTGCTCGATCGCCGGTAGAGAGTGTCACGCAAGTTCTCGAGCGGGACGATCTCCTTCTGGCGCGCAATCAACCGCTCGTCGATGTCTGAGACCTCCTGTAAGAGTTTGAAACTGAGTTCCCCGGCCTTGTCGTTCACGGCCGAGATCTGCGCCTGGATGTCGACGTCGAGCTGCTTGAGCTTCGCCTGGGTCGGGCCGTAGCGCGCCTCGATCGCGTCGAGCCGCGCGATCGCCTCGTCTGGCGTCTGGGCGGCGGTCCGCACGGTGGACACGGGCGGCCCTGGCCGGCGGGTGCCGGCGGCCTTCTTCGTCGTCCGGACGGCCTTCCGTTTCGCCCTCGAGGCGCCGAGCTCCCCGAACCGGACGGCCTCGAACGCGCGCGCCCGGGCCCGCTTCCCTTCTGCCGCGGTCAGCCTCGAGAACCCCGGCACGTCGGCCTCGGGCCCGAGGAGGATCCGGTCCGGGTCCGGCTTCTTGCTCTTGTCCCTCGAGGACCGGAGGACCGGGAGCCGTTCACATCGGTCGTAGGGGTGCGGCGGCCTGGGGACCTTGTTCACCGGGTAAATCCCCCGGCCGAGCCCGTAGTAATTCGCGCCGGCCAGGAGGTCGCACTCGTCCGGGCGGTCCTGGACGCCGCGGTTCGGCGAGAGGGTCCAGCGGACGGCCTTCACGAGCGGGTCCTTCCGGAAGTGCTGGACCTCGGCCTCGGCTCGAGCGTTCCCGAGCTCGGTGAACGCGATCCGGTCGGCGTTCCGCCGCATCACCTTCGCCGCGTCCCGGAACTCGGCCTTGAGCTTCCGGAGGTCCCGGACCTGATCGAGCGGGATCCCTTCTGATCCGCGGACGAACTCCCGGAGCGCTCTCGAGACCTGGGTCGGACTGTTGCCAGCCACCAGCGCCCGGCGGATCACGCGCCCGGCGTCGTCGACGTGCCCACCGAGGAGCGTCGCCCAGGTCGCCGGCGCCCCGAGGGACTCGTAGGCCCCGAGCATCGAGACCGCCGGGATCCGCACGGCGCCGAACGCCGCCGCCTCGACCCCGAGACTAGCGCCGGCCCGGACCGCCTCCTTCGCGGCGTTGTCCATGAGCGACTCGATCTGCGCGAACGTCAAGTTCCGGCCGCTCGCGATCGCACGCTCGAGCTTCACCTTGAGGTCGGCGGCGACGTCCCGGAGGAGATCGTGCGAGATCCGCACGGCGGCGGCGTTCCGGAAGGAACCAGCCCGGAGCCCGTTCGAGAGCTCGAGGGCGAACTCGTCGATCGACCGCGCGATCGTCCGGGCCGTGTCCGTCGAGACACCACCAAGGAGGCGGCGGCCAGCGAGTTGTGCTTCGAGGTATGGGGTGAGGCTCGGGTCCGGCATGGGCCCAAGATACTACTCAGCGGCTAGGGAAAGAGGTCGAGAATCCCGAGACGGCGCTTCCGGCTCTCTTGGTGATGTGCCCGGTCGTAGTGGAGGTGGCACCCCTGGCACATCGCCCGAAGGTTCTCGTCGTCGCAGTGTTCCGGGGTGTGGTCGAGATGGGCCGTCGTCAAGACGATCCGGCGCCCGCGCTTGAGTTGTCCGAACTGCCACGGACACCGGCCAACGTGGCCGAGCCCACATTCGCCCTCACACTCACACCGCCCGCCGGCCCGGCCGAATCGGATCCGATCCGAGATCTCCGGCCAATCGTCTGGATAGCGATCGCGGTCATCAGGATGGATCGGCACGTCGCCAGCCTCGGCTAGCGATCCACGTCGACGAGTCCGCACGCCTCCGCCCGATCGAGCCGGTCTTCTTCGAGCTCCTCGAGGATCACGACGGCGGCGGCGGCGTTCCGTCGGTGGTCGTCTTCGAGCTTCGCGAGAAGATCTTCTTCGAGGAGGATACGCCCAGCCCGAGAAGGGCCGGGCGCGAACCGAGCCCGCAGCTCGTCGAACGACACCGGCCGGAGGTCACCGCTCTCGACCCGTTTCAGGATGCGCCGCTCGGCCGCTTCCTCGGGTGTCACGACACGACGGTCCCCAGCCAGAACCCGATCGCCACCGCGCACCTCATCGCCGGAACGGGTGCGAGCCGTCGAACGGCCAGCCCGGCGGATACTCGTCCCGCTTGAGGAGCTGCTCGAGGACCCGACTGTACTCGTGCTCCGGCCGGTCGCGCTTCTTGATCCGCGCCTTGGCCGCCTGCCAGCCCGGAGAACGATCATCCGGCCATCGTGACCGGCGATCTTGACGACGTACTTCGGGACGCCCCCGAACCGGCGGATCTCGCCGGCTCGGAGGTTGTGGTCTCGTCTCATCCGGACCGTGATCATCCCGTCCAACGACCGACCCAGAACCCGATCGCCACCGCCACGAGGAGGAGGGCGACGATCAGGCAGTACCCGAGCCGCCTCGCGGCTCCCTTGTCCTTAGGAGGTTCCGGCGGCCGTCCGTTCGTCACGGAATCCCGAGCTCCCGCTTGACCTTGGCCGTCTGGGCCTCGGTCGCACCCTGGAGGCCAAGAAGCCAGTCCAGAACCCGCCGACCAGCGCGTCATCGTCGAGGACCTGAAGGCCGGCGCCCAGCGAGAGCTCCACGATGACACAGTCCCGATCCCAGTAAAAGTCGCAGATGTCGGCGAACGACCTGTAGACATCGAGGCCGTCCGACGTGATCTCAAGTGAGTCCTGGAAGACGATCACCCGGGAGCGAGTGAGTCCGTCCCTCCACGGCCGGCGCTCGATCGCCCACGCGCCCCATATTGGCGAGGTGCTCTTCGCCCTCGTAGATCCAGTCGACCTCGGCGGCTCCCGTCTCCTCGAGCGCCCTGATCAGCTTCAAGGCGCCCGTCATCGGCGGGCCCTCGATCGCTCGCACCGATCAACGGCCTGGGCCTCAGTTAAGTCGCTGGCGTTCACGATGTTGCAGGTCACGACCGAGCAGTGAATGACGGTTTGCTCACGGAGTACCCCCGTCTGGTCGGTGACGACCCGCTCGGTCCGGATCGTCTCCCGGAGAATCACGCGCCAACCGTTCCCCTCAGCCCGGGCGGCGACTCGCGGCGCCTCCCCGCAGCCCTCGCCGACGATCCGGTCGAACTCGGGCTCCGTCGGGGCGCACGCCGTCCCCAGGAGGACCGCGAGCAGGAGCGCTCCGGTGATCACGAGGATCGGCGTCAACCATCTCAGTTTGCGTTCAACCATCGTTCCCCCTCTTCCACGGTTTTGAACTCGACCACGCTCTCCGGCCGACGGTGCATCGTCTGCTCCGTCACGGCGCCCGTCCCATCCGACCAGAGCTTGAGACACGGATCTCCCGCCGCTCCCCTCGGCGCTCCCCTTCGGCGCTCCCCTCGGCGCACCCACTCGAGGAAGGCACCCCAGAGCGCTCCGACGCGCTGCGCGTCGTTGAACGCCTCCCGCTTCTCGATGGCCCGCCGGAGTCCGCAGAGCTCCCGGATGATCTCCCGCGCGACGGTATCCGTCGGCCCGGGTCGCACGGAGGCACTCGCCCCGACGCTCGTCCGGCTCGGTCGCCGGAGTGGGACCTCTCCCGGCTCGATGCGGTGAATCTTCGGGTCGGGCACGATCTTCCCGCTGGTGTGCGCGTCCTCGCTCATTGCTTCCTTCCTTCCGCGGCAAGCGGCCGCGTCTTCGATGAGGGCTCGAACGCTCCGACGAGTGGCGCATCGTCCGGAAGGTCGAGCCGTTGGAGGTGGATCTCGAAGAGCTGTACTCGCTGCGCGACCTGCTTCAACCCGGCCGCCATCACCCGGAGCTCCGTCCGGAGGTCCTTGACGGTCGCCGGCGCCGGCCGGAACCAGACGCGCGCCGCGTTGCGGTCACTCGCCGGCCTCGAGAACATGCCGTCGCCCATCTGCGAGCAGCCCTCGAAGTGTGCCTCCATCTCCTTCGCGATCGCGGTCGCGCTGCACTCTCTGCACTTCATCCGTGCCCCCTTCCACCGATTCCGGCCTGAGCCCAGAGTCGCCAGCGGACCAGGCGGTTCGCGTGCGAGCCCTCAGTCCGTGAATGATATTGTCCGATCGGCTCCCAGTCGCTCGTCTTGAAGACGGCGCCGAGGAAGTTCCGGCTCAGCTTCTCAGGCTCGGGCGGATTCCAGGACTCGAACGCCCTCCGGGCATCGTCGGCCGTCACGTAGGCGACCGCCATCCGCGTCGCGCGCTTCTCGTAGAGCTCGACCATTGCTCGCCGGATCCGACGCAGATAGTCCGAGCGTCGCATCGCGAGGTCCTCGATGATGTCGTCCCGGATGTCCATCTCGGGGTTTGGTGGACCGGGATCGACCGCGGCCCGTGCCTCACGCCGCCACGGCACTTTGCACCACCCGCACACATGGGCCCCGACGTGGCCGCTTGGCTGATCACATCGGCACCGCACGCCCTGTCTCTCCGCGCGCTTCTCGTAGAAACCATCCCGACACAACCCGACGGTCCGCGCTTCACATCCACCGAAAAAGTCCAGGGGCAGGCTCACGATACTCTCGCCGCTGCGACCCGGTAGATCATCTTCCAGACCGCCGGATCGGGCGCCTGTCCGGGCTCTCGCATGATGTTTGTCTCGCCCCGGAAGCCCCTCGAGCACGCCCGGCAAAGGTCGAGATCGTCGGGGACGGGATCCGTAGCCGATCCGAACCGCTTCCCGACGAGGGTCCGGCCATTCGGGTCTGGCGTCTTGTGCCCACAATAGAAGAGGACGCCTTGCGGCTCCTCGATCGGCCTGTCGATCGGGCGGAGGATGTGCCAGCGCCCGAAGTTCTCCGACGGCCGGCGCCACGCGAGCAGGATGACGGGCATCTTGGGCTCGTGGACCAAGCTGGAGGACGGGTGAGCGGTCATAGGTCCCTCATCAGGTCGCCGACCGTGTAGTCGTCCGACCCCGCCGCCGGGAACTCGCGCGGCTTCTCGGTCTCGGGGACCGGCTCGGCGGCCATCTCAGCGGCCGAGCGTTCCCGCTTCCCGGGCGCTCGAGGGTTCGGGTAGGCGCCGTCCTGGAAGTAGCGCTTCCAGGTACACTCGTCGCCGTCCAGGAGGACACAGGGGACGGTCGTCCGGGTCACGAGATAGACGTGATCGCGGTCGATCGCGTGGCCGATCCCCTTCCAAGTGATCCGGACGGGGAGATCTTTCGGGAACTCTTGAAGGGCGCCGAGGAGTTCGCCGACGGTGATCGTGTCGCTCTGGAACTGGGTCTTCGTCATCAGTCCGGGACCTCGCGCAAGGGGTTGCGTTAACAAGCTAGGGGGATTCGTCCGGTCGCGCCAGACTGTCCCTATGGGGCGGTCCGGTGCGGGATCGAGCCGCGGGCCTGGTGCCCCCACGCCTCGCACGCCGAGATACAGTTCGAGCAGATCACGTCGGGCCGATACGCCGTCACGCCCTTTCGCATCAGCGCGACGAGGGCCTCGAGCCGATCGGGGACCTGGTTCGGAACCGTCGACGGGAGCCGGCGCGAGCAGTAGGTGAGGCCCTTCTGGGACCGCGGCCGGCGGATGTGCCAGACCCCTCGCCGCGAGAGCCGCTTCGATCGAGGGTTCGGTCCGATCGTGATCCTCCGGGGAAGTCTGAGCACCTGGAGTTCGAGCTCGATCACGAGTCAACTCCTTCCCATTGGACCTCGGCCGAGACCGACATCTCGTGACGGACGGCGTCGAGGATGTCGTCGACGATCCCCTCGACTTCGACCTGGTTGTCGCTCGACCACTCCCCGCCGGCCTTCTCGAGACAGAGCTTCAAGTAGAAGACGAGGGTACGCTTCGCATCTATTCGGCAGCTCATCAGCTCCTCCAGTGAACCGGCCGATCGTCCAGGGAGCCCGCGAGCTCGAGGAGGTCGGCCAGTTCGGCCTCAGTGAAGGCGGCGGAGCCCCGGAGGATCCGGAGCTCCACGTAGACGGACGCCAGGAGCTCGGCCGTCGCCGCCTTTGTGAATCGTTGCGCCATCGCGGCGCCGGAGTTCGAGAGGAACCCGAGCCCGCCGCCGAAGTTGTCCGTCGCCGCGTAGCCGATCCGACTCGAGAACCGGATCGGCTTGTCCGCCCAGTGTCCCACCCATCGGCGGATCTTCTTCACGGTCTCGATCTCGAGCTCGAACGGCCAGCGCGGGTCAGGGACGAAGGTCATCGGACCGAGGTCTCGTGACGGACGGCGGCTCAACGTGAACGAGTAACCCGCCGACCCGTTTCGTCGCGAGCGCTTCGGATTCCGGATCGAGGTCGACCGAGTCGGCCGCAAGCGTCGCCAGGATGTCGCGAGGGTCGCCGATCAAGATCCGGGCGTAACTCATCGAGACCTCCGTCGCCTCGGGATCTTCGGGACCCGCGCGATCAGGGCCCAGCGGTAGACCTGATCCCATGTCGCGTAGATCTGAGCGTCCGGCCGGCGGGTCCGGACGGGTCGGAGCGTCACGCCGTCGGGCTGGAAGGTCGCGACGAACCCGTCGCACTCCCTCGAGTCGACCCGCCGGCGGACGCCTGGGCGTTGTTTCGTCATCGGGCTTCTCCGGTGAGCTGCTAGCAGGTTAGTGGGTCTCAGTACTCACCTTTGTTAGTATCACATTCCTCCTCATAAATGTGAATGACGAACCCCGCGTCATATAGATCCATGCTGCAGTCGTTACAGAGCTTAACTCGCTGCGCATTGTCAACAACACGGTCCTCAACCTCGGCAGGATTGTGACAAAGGTCTAATAAGCCACGTTCGCAGGTTCCCCAATATTTGTCTAATTCTTTACTGCGCGTCATTTTGGGTATCCTCCCTCGCTAGCAGGTGCGGTGAATGGTTGCGCCTTTGGGGGCCGCATCGGATCGGAACCATGTGCCGGGGCGAGCGACGTCCGCGGCTCGAGGGGAACGCGACCGCCGCGCCAGACCTCCACCGCGACGACGTCGTGCCGGCGCGCGTCCGCGGCGACTTGCGCGATCAGGAGGCCGATCACTTCGACCTCGTCGTCCGACCGAAGGTCCGCCTCGCGCGTCAGCCAGGCCGTCAAGGCGACGGGATCGAGGTACTCGGTCCGGCGCCTCACGAGGCCCTCCGGAGGCACGCCTTGCAGTTCACGAACGTCGGGACCTGCGTGACGAAGTAGGTCGACGGGCGCGCGGTCCGCCGGCTGGAGACCGGGCAGCTCGTCTCGACGCGATCGCCGTCTGGAAGCGTGAGTTCGGCCTCGTGAACGATCGCGCGCGCGACGACCCGCCGCGATCCGACCGAGTTGATGAAGACCGCGATCGAGCCGTCCGGGTTCTTGTGCCGGTGGGCGTCGGTCTCGAGCTTCGGCTCGACGACTGGCTCCGACTGGATCACGACCGGATCCGAGAGCCGGCCCGTGACGAGCCAGATCGGCTCGGGGATGTTGTCGGGCTTCGGGAGCTGCGGGACGACGGTCAGGCGCGCCCCGTAGTACCAGACGAACGAGGCGCCCGTCTCCTCGTCCTCGAAGATCTTCCGACGGGTCCAGCGGTCACCCGACGGGCGTCCCTTGCGGACCCGGAAGGATCCGGCCGGGATCCTCACGTAGCGGTGCAGTTTTTCAGGCATTAGAGCACCTCCAGGGAGAAGAACTCGCGAACCGCGATCTCGGCGTGATAGAGGGCTTCGTCGCGGAGCTCGGCGTCGACTTCGGCGCCGTGGTGGTCGTACTGGTGCCAGATCGCCCGCTCCTCGGGACCGAGGTCGGCGTGCTCTGGGCGCGTAAACTGGATGAAGCGCTGGCGCTTCCGGTGGGTCGGGTTCTTCGTCATCGGGGCCTCACGGTTGTCGTACACGCCCAATATGGGCGCCGATCGGGCGGCTCGCAAGGGCTTGCGCGGGATTCATGCGGCCCTCCGAGCTCGCCGGGCTTTCTCCTCGAGCTTCGCGCGTTCGACGTTCTCCCCGACCCATGCCACGACCTCGGGGTCGGTCGCGTGTCCGGACTCCTCGATCCACACCTGGGCGTAGCGGAAGAACTTGAGGTCCGAGAAGAGGATCGCCGCGGAGTCAGCCGAGTCGCAGCCGGCCGCGATCGCTGCCCGCAGGCCGCCCAGGCCCGACGCGCGGCCGTAGTGGCACCGGCACCCGTAGCGATGGGCGAGGTCGGCCCACGCGCCGGCGGTCGCCTTGAACTCCGTCGAGCCACCGACGAAGAGGCCGGCCACGTCGCCGCTGGAGAGGAAGGGCTCGACGTCCGCGATCGTCATCCCGTCCTGAACCGCGAGGAACCAGTCCCAGGAGGGATCGAGGTCGCCGGAGTCCAGCCAGGCCCGCGAGAAGGCGAGCGACTCGAGGCCGCCGGCGACGATGTCCGGGATCACGGCGAACGAGGGCTGGCATCCGCTCGAGACCGCCTTCGCGAGCCGGGTCTTGAACGCGGCGGTCGGGAAGGACTCGCCGGCCCGGAAGGCCCGGAAGGCGCCGTTGTCGAAGAACCAGGGCTCCCCGTCGAACGGCTTGACGGGCCGGGCGACGAAGCACCGGCCCCAGCCGAGGCGGCGGAACCACTCGAGGCGCTTCGAGCCGTTCGAGATCTCGCCGGTCTGGATCTGGATCACCACGACCCCATCGGGAGCGCGGTGATCTTGTCGAAGTCGCCGACGAACGCGGCGGCCGTCTGGTGGATCGCGGCGTCGGACGAGTCGGCCTTCACGGGCCCGCTCCAGCGGCGCTCGAGGAGGTGGATCACTTCGACCCAGAACGTCGTCTGAGCGTTGCGCTCCTCGTCGTGGACCTGCGCGGCGCGGTCGATCATCGGGATCCCTCGCAATTCGGGCAGGGGAAGAGGGCCGCCACGTGTCCGACGAACTGCGGGAACGCGAGCGGCGTCACGGCGCGCGCCGGGTCGATCCCGGTCCCGTCGCAAGTCCCACAGACTTCGGGCTCGCCGCAGCACTCGCAGAGCCCGTCGTTCAGGGGAACGCCGGCGGTCCGGCACTTGAAGCAGCGGGTCAAGGTGGGGTCGGTCATCGGGGCCTCGTTTGGTTCGAGTGAGTGCGTCGCGTGTCGGGGATCTGGATCGCGGCGGTCACGAGCCGAAGACTAGGTTCACCAGGCGGACGATCGTCGAGGCGTCCAGTCTGGAGAGGGTGAGGAGGAGCGTCAGAGTCATCGGGGCCTCGCGGGTTAGTCGTTCTTTCTATGCCCAATCTAAGGGGCGAACGGGCGCCGCGCAAGGGCTTGCGGAGGTCGGATCGGGAATTGTCTGAGAGGGCCGTCCCGGGAGGGGCGCGTAGGGGTGGAAGGGGGTGAGGCGGGTCGGCGAGCTGGGGGGATCCTGGGGTGCGTGCGGGGCCTTCTACAAGGACTTGCCTAGTTGCCGGGGTCCGGCACGAGCCAGTCCTCCTCGCCGTCTGGCGGGCGCCAGCCCTTCGCGATCGCGGCCAGCCGGTCTTGAAGGTCGCCGAGCTGCCCGGAGCCGAGCCGCTCGAGTGCGACGGCGATCTCGTTCCGGCGGTGCTCGTGGTCCCCGTCGTCGGAGGTCACCGCCAAGTGCAGGAGGTTCGCCTCGTCCGGCGAGACCTCGAGGAACGCCATCGTCAGTGACTTTCCTCGACCTGGCAGTCGACCCGCCACTCCCGGTGTAGGTCATTCCCGCCGTCGACCGTGACCTTCGCCACGTACCGCCGGCCGGGCTGGACCTGGAGGATGTCCGGGAGGATCCCCTGATAATCGCCCGCGCTCCCACCAACGGCCGCGAGCGTGATCGGCCAGGTCGCCCCGACCACGTTCTGCCCGCGGAGGTCCTTGAGGGTCACCGTCACCGTCGCGGCCGGGATGAGGACCCCGGTCGCCTTGTTCTTCACCTTGAGAACTTCGAGGAGCGTGTCGCTCCGGTAGAGGATCACCTGGGGCGCTTCGTGCGTCATCAGACACTCCGATCGGTTGTGTGGAACTGGACGTCCGCCGAGACCGCCTCGCGCGTCCGGACGCGGAAGTAGTCGACCGCCTCTCGGGTCCGGATCTCAGCCGAGACCGCCTCGACGAGTCGGACATACCCGCCGATCCCGGCCGGCGGCGTGGTCACGCCGACGTTGATCACGATCGTCCCGGATCCGAGGAGCGTGACCTGGGCCTGGGACCTGCGGAGCCCAGCACACGTGACCGTGCCGGTCCCGACGAGAGCTGCCGCCCCCTGGAGGACCGCGAGCGCGTCGCACGTAACCGTCCCCGTTCCGAGGAGCGCCGCCTGGAGCCCATGCTCTTCGGTCGCGGCGGCCGTGACGGTGCCGGACCCGACCAACACGGCGGCGCCCGGCTTCGAGCTCGTGGCCGCGCAGGTGACCGTCCCCGAGCCGACCAGCGCCACGGCGCCGGGGGCGTCTTTCGTCGCGGCAACGGTGACGACCCCAGACCCGAGGAGGGTCACGACGGCGGCGTACTCTTCGCCCGCGGCGCAGGTGACGGTCCCGGTCCCGATCAGGACGGCGGCGCCGGGTCTCGAGGCCGTGGCCGCGCAGGTGACCGTCCCCGAGCCGACCAGGACGGCAGCGCCGGCGTCCTCCTCCGAGGCCGAGGCGGTGACCGTGCCCGTTCCCACCAGGACGGCGGCTCCGGGCTTGGAGCTCGTGGCGGCGCAGGTGACCGTCCCAGAGCCGACGAGCGCCGAGGCGCCTAGTGCCTCCCGTGAGGCCGCGCACGTGATCGTCCCCGATCCGACAAGATCGGCCTCGGCTTGGAACATGCTGACGGTCCCGTCGGCGGTGACCGTCCCGGAACCGACGAGGACCGCCGCGCCAGGCTTGGCGCTCGTGCCCGCCGCCGCGATTGTACCCGATCCGATCAGATCGGACGCGCCGGGCGCGTTCCTCGAGGCCGCGCACGCGACCGTCCCGGTGCCGACGAGAACCGCCGCGCCGAGTTGTTCGGCCGTCGCGGCGGCGGTGACGGTGCCGGACCCGACCAACACGGCGGCGCCCGGCTTCGAGCTCGTGGCCGCGCACGTAACCGTCCCCGAGCCGACCAGTGCCGAGGCCCCGGCTTGTTCGGCCGTCGCGGCGGCGGTGACGGTGCCGGACCCGACCAACACGGCGGCGCCCGGCTTCGAGCTCGTGGCCGCGCACGCGACCGTCCCCGAGCCGACGAGGGCAGCGGCCCCAGGCGCGTTTCTCGAGCCGGCCGCCGTGACGAGACCCGACCCGATCGTCGCAATCGCCGCCGGCGCCGTTTTTGTGGCCGCGCACGCGACCGTCCCCGAGCCGACGAGGGCAGCGGCCCCAGGCGTGTTTTTCGAGCCGGCCGCCGTGACGAGACCCGACCCGATCGTCGCAATCGCCGCCGGCGCCGTTTTTGTGGCCGCGCACGC